ACATATACTCTAAACCAATCATCTGTATTAAATACCCCAACCAACTCTGGTGGTAATTTTGGTAAATCAACTGATGTTAATTTTACACTATCTGCATCTATAAATGTTGTCTGTTTTGAACCACGAATAGACATAAAATCTATTATATCTGAGTATTCGTTATACATTTCTTTCTTTATCTTAGAATTGGTAGTATAACCTCCATCTAATCCTGTTAAATCAGTTTCTACACCCCATACAACTTTTTTAGGTGTAAGTGATTTCTTATGAGTTGATTCGTTATTAAATTGTTCTGGTAAAAGATATGCATTAACCATCATTGTGAATGTTGTACGAACAATTCTTTGAGAACCTTCTCCAACTTCGGTAGTATTATCAAATGAATCTATTTTAACTTTAAACTTAAATCCACTTCTATCTCCCCAATACTCATCAGTAGCATATTGAAACGCTTCTACAATCTTATTCATATGTTCTGTAAAATCAGTCCATATTATTACTTCATAAGAAACAGTAACATAATCAGGCATTACAACATCATATACTTCAACTGGTCTTTGTGTACCAGTCATTGCAGAAAATTTATCGTATTTGTGTTTTTTAGAATATTTAGATACTGATGGATATGATACGTGTCGGTTCATTGAAGATGCCATTGTATCATTTCTTTCAATTGAATTTCTCTTAAACATTATAAGAGGAATTTGTATTACACCCCTTTTATCTCGTAAGTACCCATCTTTTTGTATTGACTTCCATCTTTCAGGATTACCATACATTACAGGTACTTTTATTTTTTCTCTAAACTCTTCTACTGAGGGTACAACGGTATCTATCATGTGTTCGGCTATTGCCAAATCTACATCATATAATCTAACACCTTTACCTTTTTCTTGTGCAGGTGCTTCTACTTTGAATTGTTCTCCCCTATTTATGGGAACTTTTTTTAAAGGATCTATTGCCATTATACTGTTCTTTCATCTATTTGTACTTGAGAACGTCTAACCATGAATGCGGTTGCAACAATTTGCATATTTGTATTTTCAAATGTGTCTGTTGTTTTATCATACATTTCTGGTTGTCCACCAATTCTTACATTTTCTCTAACATTATCAAGTTCATAATACGTTCCATCGAATAAAATTATATCTCCTATTTCAGGATATCCATATTCTGTATTTTGAATTGCATCAGTAGGAATTAATGTTCCGTTGATATCTCTTACCTTTGGTACTGAGTAAGAAGTTTTTCTCAATCTTTCTCTATTAAATCTAAATTCTACTGCCTGTTGTTTATCTGCTCCAAATCCTTCATAGACTACATTCATTGGTTCTCTATCTACAATAGCCATTAAAGTAGAAGGTGCGTGCCAAACTTTACCGAGAGATTCTCCATATAAGTTTGTTTTGGTTTCACCTACTGATACTTTAAATAAAACGATTGCTTGTTCTACCACATAATCAACTACTTCTTCTGAAATAGTTTTTATGAAATCCAAATCCTTTGCATTAAAAAACTTTGGCATAATATTATCCTGTATAAATTGCTAATGGAACTTTGTTTATGATGGTTTGTTGTTGGTCAACCATCGCTGCTTCGTTCTCCATTCTCTGTTTCTTACTTACTTCATTTAAGTTCTCTCTCAATTGTTCAATTAAGTTATCTTTTTCTGTTTGGGCCTCTGCTCTTAGAGCTCCCCCATCTAATGAAACTTCTGAACCTGGAATAGGAACTGTTGAATATTTTTCTCTAACTGCTCCTAACATTTCTTTTGCTAGAGCAAGTGTATATTTTCTAACCCATTGTTTACCAACATCATTAATAAGAGAATATTTAGCAAAATTATATCCAATATTTGAGTAATCTGATACTACGTTTGGAGTTATAATTGTTGAACCTTCTCTAACATCTTTTACAACTTGATATTCAAAATAATATTTGTAAGCCTTTTCAGGTATTGGGAATATTTGTAATTTATTATTTACTATATTAAATGTATGTGCTGATTTTCTTAATTGGTCATTAAATTCAATTTGTTGTATTCTTAACAAATCTTCATAAATTGGCATCATTATAAATTGTGCCGCTGGTGAGAATGAACCGAATCCAAATTCATCAACTAAGTTAAGTGTTCCTTGTCCACTAACTGAATATGGGTCAAAGAATCTTTGTATAGCTGGTGAAGCTTCGTGGAATACTTTAGTTATATCTATTCTATTACCACTTTCACTTACATTTCCCCATAAGGATTGTAAATCATAATCTTGTACTCCTTTTTTAGCATCAATAGAACCTGTTTTTATATCAACTCTACCACCAACCCCTGCAAGATTTCCATATGCTTCTGAAATTGATACTACGTTTACTAATTCAGAACCTTGTACTGATTTATGTGTGTAATCAGATCCAGTTGGTTGTCCTTCGAGAGAACCTAAATTGTTTCTTATATTAAATTGATTTACTTGTGCAGAATATTCTGATACGGCTTCTTCAAATACTGCGAAGAAGTTATCACCTTCTAATTCAACATCTATTATGGGGTATCCTAATCTTTTAGCACACCATGATGCCACTTTAGGTGCATCGGTTTGAAAGTGAGAATCCGAATCAAAAGTTCCAAATGGAGTTGATGAACCAGAACTAAAATCAGCCGAACCTGTCCATATTCTTGCTTGAGACATATTATTTTTCCTTATTATTCAGTTATACTACTATAAATATTGGAAAAGAAAATTAAAGGTGTTTAGACAAAAAAAGAGGGAAACCTTTCGGAATCCCTCTGATTTATTGATACTCTATTAGAATATCTAAGTATAAAACTTAATTAACCGATTATAGGTTATTTAAATCTTTAACGTAGATTTTTCCGTAGAATTCAGGTCTAACCATTTTCTTAGCGTATCTCGTCATAACTCCTCTTCTTGGAGTGAAGTTAGTCGGGTCATACACAAGAGGTGTCATGATTAATGGTACATAAGGTGCGTAAACTGCTCCTGTTTCTAGGAAGTTTGAACCTTTAAATCCTAATAAGATTTCGTTAGAAGTCATATAAGGGTTTTTGTACACAGTATATCTGTTAGAAAGTGAACCAACAGTAGTTACACCAGCTGCGAAAGATGAAGCATCTTTATCAGCAGATACACTAAATCCTGGAATAGATTCTAAGATAGTACATACATCAGGAGAAGCAACAACGAAGTTAGCTCCACCTCTTAAAGTTAATTGGTGTATCTTGTTAGATACTTTATTCAACTTAGCTCCTAATGTTTGGAACCAAGAGTTTTTAGTATAAGCTGCAGAATTAGTTCCAGCAACCCAACCACTTGTGTTTGCATCATACTCTTCACCTAAAGATACAGACCAGTATTCAGTTGTTAACGCGTTAGACTTTAACATATCAAGGATTTCTAGGTCAATCTCTAATGAGATGTACTCAGATAACATTGAAGTTAATTCAGCCTCAGCATCAATACTGTGGTATGCATTTAAATCTTGAGCTAATTCTGGAGTCCAAACAGCTTTTAGTTTTCTAGTCTTAGCAACAATTGCTTCAGACTTTAATTCTAAATCTACTTCTGGAATTCCAATATCAGCTGGTGTTCCTGGAGTTGAATCTTCAAAATCTCCTCTGTTTTCAGCAATTGGTTGTTGTGAATGTTTCACTGCTAAAGCACCACCTAAAGATGATAATTTTGCAAAGAATACTAAGTTAGCACCACTCACTTGTGAATGTGCTGGGTAATATGCATCTGCTGCAGCAAAATCAGAAGATGAGATATAGAAACTTCTTACAGCATCTAAATCTGGTCTTACTAATTGCGACTGTGGGATTGTAATTTTAGATAATGAACCATCAGCAACTGAAGCTGATAATGATGCATCAAATTTTACATCCGCCCATGAAGCAGAAACGATACCACCGATATCACCATTTGCTACTGAATCAGATATGTCATTTGCAGTATATGCAAATCTACCTTCTCCATATAAACCATTTACAGCAGAGTCAGTAGAACCTAAATCAGAACCAGTACCACCGAAAAGTGAGTTACCGCTAAATGATGGGTTTCCTGGTTGAGCTGAACCATATTTGAAATCTAAATAAAATATTAGACCAGATGGTAAGTTCATTGGTTGTACACTAACGAATTCTTTCGAAGCTATTTCTCCGAAAATACGTCTTACTAGAGGAAGGGCTACACCACTCCACTCTTCACTTCCTGCACTTGTACCAGTTGCAGTAGCTTCATCAAGCAATTGTTTTGCTTGGTTTTCTAACAATACAGATACCTGTGATTGTTCTCTCTCTCCTAAACCTTCAAGAAGTCCAGTTTGTTCCCATTTACCTTTCAGTTGTCTTGTTTCTGCAAGCATTACTGATTGTGGGTTCTTTCCTTCCATTAATTTAGATAAATCAAAATTTGCCATTTTTATTTTTCCTTTTTTTTTTTTGGGTTAATTAAATATTTGCTAACTTCTTAAATCTATCAGCCATCGTATTAGTTGATTCAGTAATTACTTCCTTTGTAGGAGCAGTACTTGCAACTGGTTTAGATGCGAATGATTCGTTGATTTTAGCTTGTTTTACTTTTTTTGCAGTTCCACCAATTTTTAGTGATTCTGCTAATGTACTAAATACTAATTTTACTTCTCTAACATTCTTAGTTCTATCTAATGTTTCAACAACTTTCATTTTCTGGTCATTGTTTAAATCATAAGAACGGAATAGTTTGTTAGTGTAAAGTAATTTAGCGTTCAATAAATT